TATACGAAGGTAGAGTAAATCCAATTGCACAATTTCCTGGACAAGGTATTAGTGCATACGGACAAAAAACTTTGCAAGCTAAGCCTTCAGCTTTAGATAGAATTAATGTAAGAAGATTGTTAATCACAGTTAAGAAATACATTGCTTCAACAAGTAGATACTTAGTATTCGAACAAAATACAACTGATACAAGAAATAAATTCTTAAACGCTGTTAACCCTTACTTAGAGGGAATCCAACAGAAGCAAGGTTTATACGCTTTCAAAGTTGTAATGGATGATACTAATAATACTCCAGATGTAATTGATAGAAACATTATGAAAGGTGCTATATTTTTACAACCAACTAAGACAGCTGAATTCATTCAAATTGATTTCAACATCTTACCAACTGGGGCAAGTTTTAACGCATAATTAAAAAAAGAAATACTTATAATAAGTAAAGGAGAATAAACAATGGCTGACGTACTATCATTTGATAAGATATTTTATACCAACTTTGAACCAAAGTTAGCGAATCGTTTTATAATGGAAATTGATGGTATTCCATCTTTCATGATTAAAACTGCAAACAGACCTAAAATTGAAAGTGAAGTAGTAGAATTAGATCATATCAACTTAAAGAGAAAAATTAAAGGAAAATCTAATTGGACTGATATCACTATCACTCTATATGACCCAATTGTACCAAGTGGTGCACAATCAGTAATGGAATGGATTAGAAGTGGACACGAATCTATCACTGGTAGAGACGGATATGCTGATTTCTATAAAAAGAATATCGATTTCTATATGTTAGGACCTGTGGGTGATAAAGTAGAACAATGGAAATTAGTAGGAGCATTCATTAGTTCAGCAGAATTTGGTGATGTAGACTGGAGTTCAAATGAACCAGTTATGATTACATTAACAATCACTTACGATTACGCAATCTTAGAATTCTAATCTAAAGAAAGATATAAAAAGAAAAGGGAGACAATATTTGTTTCCCTTTTTTATTTTCGTTATATTTATATATACAAATATATATGTTATGACATCAAAAGAATTTATACTTTGGTTAAAAGGATTTACGGAAGGAGTACATGAATTTAACATTACTCCAAAACAATGGGACACACTAAAAGAACAATTAGCACATGTGGATGATAATACAATCCCTATGGGTGGAGTAATTGTAGACCATAATACATTTAAGGTTAATGACCAGGGATTTTATCAAAACCCAAATGGAACAGGAGGTACTGTATTTACAACAACACCTGGTACATCGGGTCATATTACAATTACTAATCCAAGTTTATTTACAACAACGGGTACATATACAACGCAAACGGATTCGGATTTAACCACAAAAAAAATAAAAAACAAATAGTTATATAAAACAAACAAAAAGTTATTATGGAAGAAAACGTACAAATACAAAGAGGAGCGGCACCAACTCAACCGCAACAAACAACAACAACGGCAACATTTGAGTTTCCAACACAAGTCATATCATTACCATCAGAAGGTAAAGTATATGATTCTACAAATCCATTAAGTAAAGGTACATTAGAAATTAAATACCTTACAGCAAAAGAAGAAGATATCTTAGCTGATACAAACTTAATTAACAAAGGATTAGTATTAGATAAGTTATTAGAATCAATCATCGTTCAACATGGTGTTAATTCGGATGATTTAGTGGTGGGTGATAAGAATGCAGTTTACTTAGCAGCAAGAGTATTAGGATATGGTCCTGAATATGATGTAGAAATCACAGACCCTTTTAGTGGTGAAAGACAAAAAGTAACAATTGATTTAACGGCAGTTCAAACTAAAGATGTAGATTATAGTTTACTATCACCAAACAATAGATATGATTTCACATTACCATCTGGAACAAAGCTTACATTTAAATTCTTAACTCACAAAGATGAGAAAGATATTAACAATGATATTAAAGCAATGGAAAGATTGAGTAAAGGAAAAGTTAATAGTAGTGAAGTAACAACGAGATTAAAGTATATGATTGTAGCAGTTAATGGCAATTCAGATAGAAGTTTTGTTAACAATTGGGTTATCAATCAATTTATAGCTAAAGATGTAAAAGCATTTAGAGCATATGTAAGAAGTATATCACCGGATTTAGATATGAAATTTAGTTTTACATCAGAAATTACGGGCGAAACGGAGGCGCTAGATATCCCATTTGGGATTGACTTTTTTTACCCTACCGCCTAATTACAAAAAACAGATATACGATGAGATTTTCTTTATCGTATTTCATGGTGGTGGTGGATTTACGTTTGGTGATGTGTATAATTTACCCAATCACATTAGAAGAATGTATCTTAACCAAGTATTGGAAATTAAAAAGAAAGAAAACGAACAAATACAAAAAGCAAATAGTAAAGTTAGGAGAAAATAAACTCCTAACTTTTTTGTTTTTTATGATATTTATATAAAATCATGCAAAGATATGGCAAATAATAAAAAACAACTTTCCGAAGGTTTACTTACTAGTATAGTTGATAATTTTTTCAAATCATTACAAAAGGGTGTAGCAGATAGATACATCAAAGCAGCTGAAAAAGCGGGTGTTCATCCTGAAGTAGCTAAGAAAATGGAAAAAATGAAAGATGATTGGAGTGAGTTTGATAAATACATGAAAAAATATCACGGTTAATAAATGGCTAAAGCCTCACAAAATACACAAGTTGATACGGGGTTAGAATCCAAACGTAAAGAATTAATTAGTGATATCTTAGAATTAAGAGAAGCTGAAAAAAAACTTCTTGTCGGTCAGGAGGCTATAATAAAAAATATAGTTGTAGATGAAAAGGCTGTACAAAAAAAGTTAAATGAAAAAACTAAACAACTTAAAAAAATTGTTGAATTAGTTAATGCAGAAAACACAGCAATAAAAGAACAAATAACAAATTATGCTGATGCAGAACGTAGCATTGCGAATTTGAATGATATACAACATGACTTAAAGGACACACTTAAAGATGCAGTAGGATATGGAACTGATTTTGCACAAAGTATAGGACAGGCATCCGCTAAAAATAAAGAAGCATTTAAAAATGCAGGAATAGCAGCATCAAATGCAATTACATCGGTAGCGGAATTAGCAGAATTAACTAATAAAGATAAAGCGGCTATTGCCGAAAAAAATCAAGTAATTAATAATTCGTTAGCGGATTTAAAATCACAATTAGCATTAACGGAAGCAAAAGGTGAAGAACAATCGGAGATAGATAAATTATTAATTAAAAATTTGTTAACTCAAATTAGTTTAATCAATGAATCACAAAAAGAAGCTGGTAAATTTGCAAATCTATCTAAAGAAACAAAAGAGTTATATCATGAATTACATGAGGGTATAGAAGAAATAAATAAAGCTTTCAAAAAAGTAACAACTGGTGTTGAAGTATTTGCTAGTTCTGGTAAGAATATGATTGGTATGTTATTATTTGGTGCAGCAGAGTTATCGCACCATTTTGTACATTTAAATAAAGAATTGGGTGTAGGTATGACCCAATTGATAGGACTTAAAACACAGGCAACTTTAATAGGAACAGTATTAGGTGAAGAAGCAGGTGCAGCTGTTATTGACTTAGCTAAAGATTTAGGAGATTCACATCACTTAACAACCTCAATGGCAGTAGATGCTGGTTTATTAGCAGCTAATTATGGTATGAGTGCAAAGGAAGCGGCATTTCTATCAGTTGCATTTGGTGAATTACAAGGTAAAAGTTATGGTATTGGTAAAAACACAGGAGAGTATGTTAAACAATTAGCATTAGCAAACTATGTAGCACCGGCACAAGTAATGAAAGATATTGCTGCAAACACAGAATTTTTTGCAGTATATAGTAAAGATGGTGGAAAAAATATAGCAGATGCAGCAGTAGCAGCAGCTAAATTAGGTGTAGGATTAGAAACTGCACAAGCGATGGCAGACCATTTATTGGATTATCAAAGTTCAGTTGAAGATGAAATGGAAGCATCGGTTTTATTGGGTAAAGATATCAACTTAAATAAAGCAAGAGAATTAGCATACAATGGTGATATAGCAGGTTCATTGAAAGCAGGATTAGAAGCGGTGGGTGGTATACATGAATATAGTAAAATGGATCCATACCAAAGAAAAGCAACTGCAAAAGCATTGGGTGTATCAAATGCAGAATTACAACAAATGGTTGCACATGAAGAAACCTTAAATGGTATGCATGGTGTGGGTAATCAGATGTATAGTAAAGGTAGTGAGATGTTAACAGCAATGGGTAATTCATTGACAGGTAAAATCTTAATGGGAATGTCTGCATTAGTTATGGGAGCAGGACATCTTAACTTAGGACTTACTGCAATGGGAACATCATTAATGGGTTTATTAACTCCATTAAAAGCATTAGGTTCTTTTATTTGGTATTTGGCAATGGCCCCATTTAGATTAATAGCCGGAACAATGCAATTAATATTTGGAAGAATTGTAGGTAGTGGAATTGCAACAAAAATATGGAGTGGATTTACCGGTGGTGTAAGAAGAATGTTAGGTAGCGTGGCGTTATCACTTATGGGAATTGGTGATAGACTTAAACAATCAACAATATTAACTACACTATGGGGAACTATAACCAAAGGTGTAGGTATGGCATTTAAAGGAATTATGGTGGCGGGTACGTGGATGATGAATACTATGTTCCCAGGATTGATTGCAAAAATGGGTGCATTAAAAGCAGTTAGTTCAATATTTGGTGGTGGAGCAGCGGCAGTAGGTGGAGCAGCGGGTGGAGCAGGTAAAGGTGCAACAGCTGCAAAGGGAATGAAAAATGCTGGAAAAGCAGCAAAGGTAGCAAAGGGTGCAAAGGTGGCAGGAAATGTAGCACAAGGGTCTAGTTTGATTCCTATGGCAGCTGGATTAACGGCAATGGGAACAGCGGCAGTAGCAGCAGGCGCAGCAAATTTAATATTAGCAGGTATAGGATTTACAGCTATGATACCAGGTACAATTGGTATGTTCTTAATGAGTAAAATAAATTTAGTAGTATTAGGTACTGGATTAGCAACATTAGCAACGGGATTAAGTGCAATGAGTGGAACATTTTTAGGTTCAGCAGCATTGGCAGCATCGGCATTAGCGTTTACATTAATGATACCTGGAGCATTAGGTATGTTAGCGTTTGGTTTAACCGCACCGATAGCAGCAACTGGTTTGGGTATAATGGGAGCAGCATTAATTGCATTTGGAGCAACCGCACCTGTGGCAGGTATTGGTATTTTATTGTTATTAGGATTAGCGGGTGCATTTGCTATATTTGGTGCAGGGGTAATGATGATAGGTGATGGTATTAAATCAGTAATGGAAGGTATGGGTTCAATGGTAGCAATTCTTCCTGAATTGGCAATGAATATGACACAATTAACCGGCATGATACTTCCTATATTTGGATTAGCAGCGGCAATAATGGTATTAGCAGTAGCACTAATTGCATTATCAGCAGCGAGTGTATTGGCATTGCCAGCATTAGCAATGATGGGATTTGCAGCCGGAGCAGGAAATGCAATATTTGGTGGTGGAAATAAAGATGAAGAAATGGTTGCATTATTAAAATCAATAGATAGTAAAGTAGGTGGACAACCGGCTATTAATATTGATGGTAAAAAATTAATACAAGAACAAAACGTTAATAGTAGTAGACAAGGAACAGGTAATACATAATTATGGGAAAATCATTAAGAGAATTATTAAATACGTTTCCATTTGAAAATGGATTAAATCCTAGAGATAATGGACCTGGTACAATTAAACCTGAACCATCAAATCGTTTTACAAATGATATTGATGATGCAAAAAAATGGTTAAAGGAAACTCCTAAATTATACGGAACAGATATTGTTCGTATAATGACACAAACGGACCCACATAAAACTAAAAAGGCAATTAAAAAAACAGCAGATAAAGTAGGTGGTGCAATTGGTGGAAAGGTTGGTGCAGTTATTGGTGGAGTAGCATCTAAATTAGCAGAGTTCCATCCTAAATTTCCGGATGATTGGACAAAAGGTGAAGATGGTAACCCAACTGGTATGGAAAACAATTTCTATGCAGGTGTGGTTAATGGTGATTATGCTAGAGGATTCTATTATAATGCATATCATAAAAATAGTAAATCTAAAGTAGGACAATTTTTACAAGCAAATAAAAGTCCAGAGCAAGTTAAAAATGCAATTCTGCCGGCATTAAAAAGTGCAGCAATTGGATTGGCAGTTGGATTAGTTGTAGCAGGTGTAACATCTTTATTTAAAAATAAAATTAAAAAGAAAGGTAAAGAAGGGCCGGCTAAAGAAGAAAAGAAAGAAAAACGAAATAACGGATTTTTTGATAAAGATAAATTCAATAAACCATATTTTCCATCTACCTTATTAATCAAC